CCTCTATAGTATAGAACAATGTCAGAGTCATAAGCACGTTCTTTGTATTCAATGTCCATGCTTCTAGTGGACCTTAGTTGCATGATAAGTTGTGGATGTAGCACTACATACTTCGGTTGAGCTCCTTTGCAGGCTTTTATGGCTTGACGCATGGTATAGTCAAGCATATATGCCATACCTACCATGCAGCTCTCAACCAAAGTCACTGAGGCTCCTTCATCCTGGTCCGGTAGTAGTTTATCACCTTTCTGAGGTCAGCTACTAAGCTATGCTCACGCTCCAACCAATCCTGAGTTTTACCAAGTGCCTTGAGCATACCCTTAACCAGGCCTCTCAGCTCTAATGCCTCATCTTCCAGTATCTCAAGACGTCGGCGTCGTATGATTATCCACGGAAACCTCATTTCATTGCTTCCTTCTCGCAGAGTTCCCGAAGCTTACCGATCTCATCAGTCTTCTTCTTGAAGATTTTATACTCCTTAGAGTCCTGAGGAAGGAAGCTGGTAAAGCACCCTTGCATCCAGCGTAACTCAGTCAGCAGCTCAGAGATGCGTCGGAACTGATTAGGGCCAAGCTGGTTAGTATTGAACTCTCTATTCAGTACACCTGCCGCTATATCCTCCAGAGACTTAACTGATACTGGGTACATCGCCAAGAGTTCAGTAGATAAGGCTACGCTGAGGGGAAGATTCACTACTCGGCCGTCCTCAGTCCTGGCTACAGCTACTGCTCCGGCTATACCCTCAAGTGTGGCTTGACTTAGTCTCTCTAGACTCATTCTATGACCTCCATTGCGCAGCGGCAGGTTATTTTGTATATGAGCTCGCCACTAATGAGCTCTGCTTGTACCAAAGGAAGCCTACGCCAATGCAACCGCATCTTAGGATTACGCTGCCAAGGTATAGTGGTTCCTTCAGGAACCATAACTGCTAGTGAGTAGCGCTTAGCAATGAAGGTACCCAGCAACATGGCGCAGCATTGCTCAGGCGATGGCGTGATGATGCCGTATACCACGTAAGGTAGACCTGGTCTGACATAGGCAATCGTGCCGAGCTCAGGTGACACCTCGTCGAACAGGTCCTCAATGCGCTGTACAAGGTCGTTCATTTGAGCCACCCAAGCAGGGTTCCCATAGGGACTTCGAATCCAGCGGCGTTACGATGACCTCCGCCTCCGAAAGCTTTAGCAATGGCACTGACGTCGTAGTCCCCGTTACTTCGGAGCGAGCACTTAGCGGTGAGCCCCGTTTGGCTGAGCGTCCAGCAGAGACCGAACATCTTGCTCTTGGTTGCGAGTTCATGTCCGACGTCCGAGGTAAGGTGGGGTGGGCAGTTGGCGGCGAGGCCAGTAACAGTTTCGTGTTCGTAGATACCCATGTGGTTTCTTCCACCAATACCGCGAACCCAAGGCGGCACAGATGCGTGCATGGAACGCGCCATATCTGGGTTTACTATCGTGCACGGTCTCGCCGCACCCTTCACCACGGACTGAACGTTCCGGTCGTGGGCGCGAAGGATGGCCGAACCTTCAGCGATGAACTGTCGATAGGCGTCGGGGTTCCAAGTGAGGGACTCCAGCCACTCGCCCCACTGCTCGAAGTTCCAAGGCGCGTAGCTCCAGAGCGCCTTGTTGAACGCCTTCGTCCCTTCGATCTTGAACTGCCAGCGATCGTAGTCGTCGATGTGTTTGATGAGCATTGGGACTTCGGTGCCGGGGTGGAAGTATTTCCACGCTAGGTACGCGCCGGACTCCTCATTATGTAAGTGAATCTCAACCGTCCCGTGAGGATTGTCTGGAGTACAGTTACGTAGCTCGGATAACCATCCTTTCTCAGGTATGCCTCCACACCACATCTCGAACGCTGTTTTGTGGTGATCAAGCCATACGACGCGCTTGGCGAACTCAAAGATGAAATCCATAGTGTCACGCTTGAAGCTGAAGTCCAGGATGTAAACATCCCGTTGACGGGGATCAATGAGCCACTCCTCTCCGTAGGATGCTGCCACGTACTCAGCTTCGTCGCCCAGCCTCAGCCATGCTGCAAACGCAGCTCCGAACCCGTCGGCACAATTGGCGTGGTAAATTACGAGTGGCTTGGTCATAGTAACCTTTCTATCATGGACTCGAGTCCGATAAGTTTTTCGATGATTGACATTTGACGATTGCTCTGCTCTTGCATGACTTTCTTAAAGGTTTTCATCGCTAGTGCCTGCTGCAAGCTAACGTCAGCGGCAATCTCCAGCAGTGACTGCCTCTCCTGCTCCAGGGCCGCAATGGCCCGGGCTCGCTCACTTAAGGTCATGTAAGAAAGCCTCCTGGCAGGTCATAGGTATGCCCGACCGAGTGGTCTTGCAGTCGTCAGTGTACAACACCTGAGCCCTGACCTCAGCTTGAGTCATGGGTGGCGGGAGTGCAGCCACTTGCACTGAAGTGATGATCCCCAGCATGAAGTCTGTTAGTAAGTCAAGCATTTTATCGCCCTCCGATGAACCTGGCCTTGCCAGTAATATAGGGATGATTTGAGTCCAGCATAATGCTTAGCATCCACTGGTGTGAAAGCTATCTCAAACTTTGTTAGCCAAACCATTATTTTGCAGATCATTTCAATCCCCTTTGAATACATATTCATTATAAGTCAAAAGGGTATGTCATCATCAATCCATTCCTGGTATTCTTCTCGGGTCACCTTAGTTTGGATCCAGGCATGCGCTCGCTGATAAGCATCAATTCCCAGAAAATGCCTGGAGGAGTCATCCACCTTAGCTAACAGGTGACGTCTACCACTAAGGCTGAAGTAGCTACGTATTGAGATATTCTTCATATTGCCCCCTGAAGCAGTGAAGTGATGTAATGTGAGTTGTGAGGGTTCCGGGCAGAATACCTTTCCACTCGGTTTTCTCCAGGACCCAGAGCATGAGCCTCACTGCCATGTACATATCGTTGTGCCAGTGATTAAAGACATCACAGGATCGAAGGTAGTATACACAGTGTAGCTTCTCATCCCGACGAATGAAATGCCACCCCAGAGAGCAAGGAGCCCGTCCGCCATGCACTGCTCCAGTATCCTCGGGGAAGAACATAGGCAGGAACGCCTGGCGTGTCAGGGGGTCACGTTTCAGCAGGTTGACGACGTCATTCAGGTCACCATAGTCATACAGGATACCCCTGCGTGGGGATAGTCCCATGATAAGGTCAGGCTCCGGTACCTTAGAGGGGGGAACCTTACGAGCGAATTTTGGCCAGATGCGCTCAGAGTATGAGTGATTGAAGGTGCCATCAGCAAGCAGGAACTTTCGGGCTCCTTCACCTTCCCTCCACTTAGCCCACTGTGTTCCAGGGTTCAGGGGGTATCCTGAGACCCGCTCCTCAAAGTGATCGTCAGCCCATGGGAGGTCTGGCGCGATGTCATCCTGGTAGTCAATCTGGACCTGGACGGTCGAGGAGTGATTGAGAATCTCATACGTCTGCATGAACATACTCTTTGACACATCCTTACCCTGCCAGGTCAGTGGGGCGATTAGTGGAGCTGATTTGAACAGTTCTTTGATCTCATTCCTTACATCACTAAATGTCTTCATGCTAGATGCCTCCAGGCTAAACGTCGTTTTATTTGGCTAATCCTAGTCTTACTTACCACATACTCCTGAGAGATGGGCTTCAGTGTTCTTGGATCCTTGAGTATGAGTATGACTTGTTCCTCAGTTAAGACACTGGAACCATTCATGGATCCTGGCTGGCTCACCCCATGATGAGCCTCTCGACCTTTCTGTGTCATGTCATCCATGTTCTCCTGATGTGTTCCTAATCTGAGGTGTTTTGGGTTACAGCACTTCCTGTTGTCACACCTATGAAGCACCTGAAGTCCTGGTGGAATTTCTCCTTTGGTGAGAATATAGGCTTGACGGGAGCATCGGTTAGTCCCTAATAACTCCACCAGTCCATTATAGGTACCATAGCCATATATACTAACATGTCCCGTCCACTCCCAACACTCATCAGGCCCTCGTTTGAGTATGTGACTCCAGAAGAAGTCAAGGAAGTTATTCGTCATCATCAAGTAAATCTCCTGGCTCAAAACTCGCCCCGTTGTCTCTACAATACTGAGCTAATGTTTTAAGGTCCAGTTTCTCCTGGGCAATGGCCCACATCTTAGTGCGATGACGGTAATTATATCTGCAGATGGGTTCCCAATATTTCGCTGTTGCGTTCAAGAATGTCCGGTAGTACTTGGGGTCCATTTTCTTGATATGTTCATAGAACTCAATAGCGTCGGTATGCTGGAATAAGAGCGGGGCAAAGAGGGCTGTGAGAAAACAATTTGCGAAGTATAGTCGGTAGACTCGAGGAGTATGAGCAAGGCCACACTGCTCCAGGATAATTGGAAGCAAAGCATAGTCAGCGGTGTGCTTTTGGATGAGCTCAGTAGATCGGTAAATGACATCGATCTCGGTAAACTTTGGCGTCTGAGTGATAATGAGACTCCGTATACAATGACCCTGGCTTCGGGTATCTTTCTTTTCTCCAACGGTGTTGAGGGCGATTGAGGTGTGAGGGGATGACCTTCGGGCCAGTAGCTTGGTTCGGGCGGCATTGACTTCCTCCTGATTGAAGTAGTTTCGCATCAGCTGTTTGATCTTCCCTCCCCGGTATCCTAGCTGCTCCAGGTCTGGGACTGGCAAAGTGGGCATGGACCAGGTTTGCCCGAGAACGATCTTACGAACTCCAGTGTAGATCGACTGGGACTGAGGTACAGAGGCCACTTTATATGCTAACTCTACTAACAATGTGCTTCTCCTTGAAGTATGTTACACAGGTCTTACAGTTACATCCTATACGTAGTCCGTCAGGTGTAGGGGGAAATTCTGCTCGGGGTTTCTGTTGCTTGCATGATTTGCAGGTTATGAGGGCTTCAGCTGGAATGAACCTCATTGTAATCTTAAGCTCCCATCTTGGTATGCTTCTCGATTGTCCATAGCATGATGGATCACGATTCCATCCTCGTCGGCTTCATCAGGGTGACACCAACAGTCAGGAGTCGGCTCATGCTCCCGTAGATCATCTATCGGAAGGATGTGAAAACGTTCACTCATGTGCGCTCCTTGGCTATGGCTACGATAGCTTCAAGTGCTAAGAAAGCCCTATCCGCAGGCCACGTGTCTCCGTTCGCAGCAACGTATTGCGTGATGTTCGCAAGTGCGGATTTCGCTTCTTTAATCGCGTATTCATAAGCCTCGCACCGTGCGCGGAGGTCGGTGAGTTCTTTGTTGCTACGTTTATTCCAGCTGTTTAGCGCTTCGTCTCTTGTGTCGCCCTGAACTTCTGCTCCGCATCCACCAGCCTGAACCGGGCAGTGCATCGAGTAGACCCACTGATCTACTGGTACATCATGCGCTCGGTGATACGTCCTGCACCCTAACTCTTCGTCAAACTTCCACCCTGTACCAGATGGGTAAAGCGTGTCGTGGTCTTCAAGGTCTGCTTTCTTCCCACAAAACGGACATGGCGCCAGTTCTTCGCTCATGCTTCTTCCCCTTTCTGATACGCCTCGATTGCGGCGAGTGCTGCAATCTCAAGCGTCGGTAATGGTTCTCCACCAATATCCCAAGTCATCGCCTCTTTGCATTTCAAAATCACGGCGTCAGCCTTGGCGAGCTTGGTTTGATAATCCTTGCGGGCATTAAGGTGGTCTTGGTTGCTTTGCATCGACAAGGCTTCCAGCGCCTTGATCCGCTCAGCTTGCGCGTCGACCACCTCATTCCTCCGGTCGAAGTCCTTTTCAAGCTGCGCTTCGTTGGCGCGGATGATGCGGAGTTCTTCGACCTGCTCGGTGATCTTGGCTTGGAGTTCGATGGATTTGTTCTTCCACCAAGTTTTGCGCTCCTGCCAGTATTGCTTTATGTCCGCGCATCTGGCGCACGTGAATGGCTCGTAATACTTTTGCAGATTCGGATTGGCGTCATACTGCTTCTGCGTCATGAAGCGACGTATGCCATTCGGAGAAGCGATGTTTCTCCAAGCGATAGGATCGGCGCACGGTGCTGCGTGGTCGTAGAGCGGAATGCAGTCCGGGCAATCTGATCCAGCGCCATGACAATACGAAACCGGGAAGAAATCCGATTCTTCATCCGTCTCTCCTTGGTGCCAATAACCGAAAGGCTCCTGCGCCGCTATTGGCTCTGACTTGTGATTACTCGGAATGTCCAGCCTACCCATGTTGTGGCCTTTTGGCATTGTGCAGAATCCGTTCTCTGCCAAAGCCCCGCACGGTTCTGGTTTGTCTTCTTGGCTCATGGCGCGACTCCTGCGGCTGCGATCATGGCCCAAGTTTCAGGTGTAAGTTTCGCGCCAGTTGTCCAGTCTTTGCCGTTGACGTGCCTGACAAACACCCACCCAGCGTATTGAGGATAATTGGAAACAGCTATGTCGCCGCAAATCAAATACGGTTCGGGATTACGCGGAACCATGCCTTCTGGTATTTGCGGGGCGAGGAATAGCGGCCTAACTGGATACCCTGCTGCAATCGTGTTTTCCTTGTGCCGTTCATCCACAAAGTAATGCCACGATCCATCAGTATCTTGGAACTGCCAGCACGCCGCCTCTTTCCTGCGCTCTGCATCCACGGCAGATAGGAATTCTTCACAGACGCCGAATACACCCGGCTTATCTTGTGGGCGCAATTCTTGATTCATTTGTTTCTCGTAGGCTTCCAGCGCCAGCCGTTCGATCAGTTCTTTGTTCATTTCACCACTCCATGTGCGTCTCGTTGATGGTCCGCAAGCCCTTTGAATGCTTTACCGCAAGTTGGGCATTTGTGTTTTTTCGCTTTCATCAGGTCTTTGTTTTCTTCACGCTTACAAGCCGAGCAAGTAACCGGATAACCAAAAGACTCTTCAAAGTTTTGACCACACACTTGGCAGCAATCCCCATTGAGTAAAAGGTCAGCGTATTCACCCATGCTCTTTCTCCAATCCCTTCAGAAGTTCGTCGGCGCGTGCGCGGAATCCTTCGATGTAGCAAGTAAGGAGCAGCGTGTATTCAGCTTGCTTCTCTTTTGAAAGCGACGAAAGATCAGTATGAGCAATCCAGTTAGCCGCTTCCATCCAGATCACCGCCTCCCTTCGCGCAGGGATTTGGGCGCTGGTGTCTGGAGTGTCGAGTGCTTGGCCAGCGACGTATCGCATGTAGTCGCGTTCGCCGTTACTTCCATACGCAGCGCCATAACTCATTGTCTCGTCAGCACCCTTCCGGAATATCCCGGTAGGCGGAAACTCTCCGTTCCATCGGCTGATTCTTTCCAGCGCTTTCCGCATCTTCTGCACCCGCGCCGCCAGTGCATCGCGCTCGGCAATCAGCCGGTCACACTCAGCGCTTACCCTCAGGAGTTCTTGATCTATGCTCATAACTTAGTCTCCTTTAGATTGCAGGTGAAAATGAAGTCTCCTACTATGTCCCCATAACCGTTGCAAAAGGATAGTGCGAATCGAGTGGTGACGGCTGGTGCGCTTGGGTGATGGGATGAGTCTGTGTTGGCTGCGATAACTAGCAGCACAATAACTATGATAACCAGCAGAAAGTTAGTCATGATT